AGAAAATAATTTTACGATTTTCACCAGTTGGCTTTACAAACTTTTTAGATAACTCTTCTGAATTATCCCATTTCATAGATGATGATTTATGTTCAGGTAAGCCTGCTGTAAAACCAATAGATTGCCAATTATCTGCTTTATAAACTGCTCCAGTATTACCACCTGCTACAAATGTAATGATATGTTTAAGTTCATCTCCATATTTTTGTTTCCAAGCAATCGGGCCTTTTTTTCTCAATTCTTTTAAAACACGAGTTCCTGCATTCTTTATTGATTTTACCATACAAAATCTCCAATTATTACATATTGTGTTGAAAACTTCTCTATACTCCAACTTACTTAATTGTAACTTATTTAGCAAATCTTTTGGTGGTGGATATACTGAAGAACCTATACCAATCATACCAACAGGCTGAGATGGAAATGAATCTTCTTCGTATATTAACCAATCAATTCTCCTACCAACAGAAGCGTTATGTGGAACATACGAATGATAGTTTTCAATTATTCTTTTAACAATATCTTTTTGAGATTGTGTTTTAACTTCAACTAAAATCATCGTTTTAAAATCCAAAAAATTGTGAAGCTTTTTGTAAATTTTTATTTGGTAAATCCCACTTCATCGCATTATAGAAATCATCTATTTTGTTTTGAAGAGCACCTTCCCAAATAGCATCCAAGTCGGTGTAATCGTTAATTATTTTTTCAATCTCCGGCGGGTCATTCCACCCTGTAAAACCAACGGTGTCTAACCCCAAATTGTTTCTTTTCAAATAAACCCACTTAATCTTATCACCATCTTTCATTGGTTCAAATTTAAATGGACATTTGTAGTATTTCAATAGTTGATTATATGCAATGGCTGATTTGACATGCGCAGGTGTTCCTTTAGGGAACTTACCCAATGAATATGTACCATCATCATACTTACTCAATTCTTTTACAGCGGAGTTCTTTGCTATATCCTTCTTTGGTTGAGTTTCCATCCCCTCCTTAAAATCTAATATCTTCTTATCAATATCACTCTTATTTACCCCTTTTAAGATATCCGATAGAACCTGCTCCATCACACCCTTAAAGTAAGTTGGAAAATCAGAGCGTTTAACATCCAATCCCTTTGCATCAATCTTATCACAGGGGACGGTGTTATCATTGATAATCCATTGAGCATATCGTTTTTTGGCAACCCAAAACCCAGACTTAGCAATCGTTTCCTGCTTAATATCAAATCGGTGTTTCTCTATATTGAACAACCTTTTTGACATTACATCATAGGTTTTATTAATATGCTCCTGCACCTCCTTTGCAACTGATAGGATAGCGGGCACCATTTCCTCATCTGATTGTTCATTGATAGTTGGGTTTCGGTGCTTTACAAGCGGAAGAGCTTCATAAAATACAGAATCAGTTAGGTGTCGGTGTAGACATTGTAGTCCACACCGACATTTTTCTTTTTAATTGTTTTTATTTTCATAAATTGTTATATTTCCTCTATAATCTATTCTTACAAACTTACAGTTTAATTGTGAGATAATCAAATTCATACGCCAAACATCCTTTGAATGTAATTCATCTTTTCTAAAATGATGTGGCTCATCATATTCTATTACAACATTATTTTTAATATCAAACCCATCTACAAAAAATGTAGTGTTTGGGACTTGATACTCCCCACCGTTTTCAGCATGCTGAAAAGTATATCCATTTTCTTTACCATATTGCTCTATAATCGGTATTGAGTTTGGATTATAAAAATGTGGAGCGCCATCCCTTTTAACACGTTCAATAGCAGATTTACGCATTCTTTCCAACTCTTCCGGTCTTTTTTTTCGTCTATAATTACCATTATCAGCACCATACCGTGCCTTTCGCTTAGATAATTCAAAATTCATACTATCGGCCACATCACGTCCATATTTTTCAATCCAAACCTTATAATATGATGAACCATAATTACCATTTAATTTACCAATATTACCACGTTTCTTATTATATTCATTAAAATCACTCTCATTCCAACCAAACTTATCTCTTTTATATTCGTAAGAATTACTATAAGCTTGTTTATATTTATATGTCTCCCATCTAATAAGTCCTTCACACTCACCATATTTATTTTGTAAATTTTCAAGAGTTACCCTTTTTAAATAAGTTGTTTCGATATCGTGTAATGGTTCATTTGGAAATTTTTTAATATAATCGGCAACACTCATATTATGATGTTTTAAATGAGTTGCGGTTATACTTTTATACTTTTGATTACATATTTTACATTCAATCATATACAGATACCCCCATGTCTTTATACATAAATAGTAGTAATTAAATTAAAACATCATCATTTTCGGTTAATTCTGAAACTTTTTTCGTTAAACCATTTGCGAGCTTTACCATAGTATTACTACCCATTTGGATAGTCTTTCCGTTTTCCAACGTTATATCATATATTTCACCAATTAAGTTGGTATAATACTGATTCGCAATCTTTTCAGTAGTTTGAATAACAGTTTTTCCCGTAATTGTAACTGCTTCTGCGTTATCAACATCATAGAATCTAAACGATGGTAATCCTAACACACCATATAATGAGTTAAGCATAATCTTTTGGACAAGTTGGCGTTGGGAATAAAACTTATACAAATCTTTATTACCCTCTTTACCATACTTTTTCATCAAATCTTTATACTCAACCCTTTTATCAAACCACACATTTAGGATTTCAGGTATTACTCCCACCTGCTGATTTGAGTATATAACTCCATTTGAAGCAACAGAATAATTGTTGGATTTTATCAACTCATTAAACTCACTATGCACTAATGGTGGTAATTGATTACTCTCATCATCAACCACAACATAAAGTTCAATTTTATTCTTTACATATTCCTCACTCGTAAACCCTTTAACCTTACCAACCTTTGTTTCAGGACTGATATTCAAACTCATAATAATGGATGGATATAGAGATGTTAAATCCAAGTCATACAACCATTGGTATAAGCCTGGTACAGGCTCTTTCACATACGCACCTTCAAACTTACCCTCACTATCCTCACCTTTCCTTTTTGGTTTGTTAGGAGCAACCCTACCACTTCTACGCAAGAATGTGAGTATCGCACCCTCTAACCACTTAGATGAAAATAAGAAATCTTCATAAGGAACATGCCCCGCGTGACATATCGCTCTAGCCAAATCAATGAATTGGAGTTTTGCATCCAAGTCCACAACCAATTTAACATCTTCAACATTGTACTCAATGAATCGTTCCAAGTCATCTCGCATCAATTGGTCTAAGTTTCCCGTATATTGAACCTTACCCCTACCCAACTCTAACTTTGAAATGGTATCCAGTCGGTAATTAGGAAATTCCTGATAAGTGTAGGTTTTGTAAAGAGCAAGGTAATCTAAGCAAGAAACACCTGCTATCACATAACGCTCTCTATTTTTTAGGTAATCCACCTTTCCTATAGGTGATAGGGAATTAGCATTCTTATGCCCCAATACCTTTTTTAACCTATTGTAAAGGTATGGTATATCAAAGAAATCAATATTCCACCCAGTTACAATTGTTGGATTTATTTCCTGCCACTTTTGAAGAAATGCCCACAACAAATCTCTTTCGTTGTTGTATATGTTTACTTCTGCACCGCCAATAGTTTTGTTCAGTTTGGTATCACCCAAAACATAAACAAAATAATCTCCAGTCGCAGAGTCGTGTGCTGCGATGGAGGTTATACTATTATCGGCTTTTTCAACATTTGGGAGACCTGTATTCATCTCCACCTCAATATCAAATGTCAATACAACATTCCCCGTTGAAACATCATCGGATGTTCCATACTCATCAATCAGAAATCGGGTGTAATCATTTACATCAGATTCATATAATTCTAAATTGGTATCCTTTTCCCAATAAGTAAGCTTCTTTAAGCGTTTACCATATATAGAAAAATAAGAACCATTTCCATCAGGTGTGTAGGCGTATCTACTATACTTTTTAATATAGTATCCTTTAACATCATCCCAACAGTGTATTGTGTTTGTTTCTTTATCATAGTATAGATTCTGATACATCTAATATCCTTCCTTTAAAATTGTTTTCTATATCCCAGCTTTTTAGTTGGTTTTCCCAACTCAATTTTGAAACCCATTTTGTTAAATCGGGTCTATTAACTTTTTTATCTAATAAATCATTTATCATTTGTTCAAATTCGCTCTTACTATTATACAAAAAGGGGTATTCATTTCCAACCATTTCTGGATAACAAAAATCATTTGGTAGTAAGTATGGAACTCCTCTGCTTAAACCATCTGTTGTAGACATTGACCATGCGGAATATTTTTGGAAACACCCTACACCAAAATGTGCTTTTGATAGTTGGGTTAAGTAAACTTCCCTATCAGCGTGTCCTATGTATTCTGTATATGGTTTGGGTAAATCTCTTAATGTAGTCAATACTTTAAAGTCTTTTCTTTTTTCCCATAAATTATCCATAATTTCAAAAAACCAATCAGCCCCAGTGTAAGCATCGTTTCGGTGATTAAACACTATTGTCTTTTCTCTATACCCAGCTGATGGTTTGTATTCATCTGCACCCAAATACCAAGGTTGAATAATCTTATCTAATTTTTCAATTATATGGGGTTGAAAATCTTCGGATGCCCTTTTCAGTATTAAATCTTTTACCCATTGTGAATTTACACCACACACCCTCATATTTAACATACCTCTTATATTTCTCCAAAAAGAATTATCATCTCTGGCGCCATTATCAGGTATTTCCCACCAATGCGAATATCCTATAATTGGTTGAGTTTTGTTGTAAATACGAGTAATTTTATATTCATTCGTCCATTCGGGTAAATGCGACCATATTAAGTTAAATTCGCCATTGTATTTACCAATAATTCTATCAAAAAATTTATGTGGATAATCCACCCGCATTTTTGGTGGAAAGCAATCCAATCCATCCATTTTCACTAACTTAACATTCGGATACTCAAACTGATTGATAATACCCGGATGATTATTCAAATCGGGATAAGGTAGAATCCATTCCCATTCCTTACCAATTTGAGTGTTATCTAAAAAGGATTTGAACACCAATAGGAACGAATCCCTATTGATGTCCTTTGCCATCCCAAAGTTTGTATAATTAGGTATTATTAATGCTCTCATATATTATGCTGATACATTTTTATTTAATTCCTCAATACCATCTATGATAGATTCCAATGTAGAACAACTAGCTCTATATTGTGTTTTTGTAATCAAATCCTGATTATAGTATTGTTCAACATCTTCCAACTTACGTTGATATGATTTTAATTTGTTTGGTTTTTTCTTACGTTTATCACCACTATTTGTACTAACATGCTGTAAACATCCATACTCCCATCTATTAAATGCATCTTCTAAGTGCTGCCAAGATGTACCAGGTAATGCTTTACCCATTCTTGCACCAACCTTAACCATTTTACCATCAGCATCTGATTCAATCCAATACCAATCTTTAGAATCAGTTGCGTTATCAATAAATGTTATTTCTTCATCTTTCAATTCATCATTACTACTATCACCCACATTATCAATAACAACACCAATTGCTTTACATATGTAGGGATATAGAGCTTTTAATTTGGAATTATATGCAGTACCTTGTTCAGTAAGTATATTTTCCAATTCTTGGCTGGTTATATCAAATCCCATAGGTGTTCCCTTTCTATCTTTTTTGATTTGAATCGGTTCTGTCAAATACTGCTCTATAATAGAAAGGAACGCTGTTACATTTTGTTTTGATGATTGCTCTTGTGAAAACTTAGCTGCCAATGCACCCATTGGAATAACTAATAATAATTTCCAAGAATCATACTTAATTAATTCTAAAATTTTCTTTTTATTAAATTGCTTAGCATTTTTTATATCAGAATCAGATGAATTTGGATTATTAATTATATAATTAATTGCTTTTTCTAATTCAGAAAATCTATCGGTGATATTTTTGAAAGATTGGTCATCAACTACTGAATCTAATGCTGATGCTATTTTTAGAATGCCAACGATATCCTTTTCTGCGTTATAACCCTTACCAATAAAATCTTTATAAAAGGAATCCATAGCTTGCTTAGATGCTTTCTCTCTACTTAACATCTCAAAAGCATGTGTTAATATTTTTTGTTGTTCCTCTATTTTTAGAGGGTCTTTAGAATTCCAATCAAACGATGATATTTTTTTAGCTATAAAGAAAGCTATTGTTGGGAATTGAGGAAGTGTTTCCCATACATCGGGCTCAGTATTACCAAACACAAATCTTCTTAAGTTAGAATACTCTTTACCAACTGATAACGTTTCGAATAAGATATCGTTATCAATTTTGTTATAGATATCTAAGTATTGAAATAAGTAGTGAGGACCAAACCATGGATTGTTTTTACCATTAAAGTTTACCATCTCATTAACGGCCTGAATCTTATCAGATACCATTATCTTAACATTCACTATTTCATTTAAGATTTCATCAATCCCATCTTTACCAATAATTTCATATAGTGAAAACTTTTTAGAATTTGGTTCAGATTCAATCTTTGATTTCCAATTCTTTAATACAACGGGTAAACTATCACCAATAGCTTCTTCAATTTCGGCAATTGCCGCAATTACTTGAGATTTACTAAATTTTGGTGTTGAGTGTGTGGTTGATACTGATTCAATTTGTTCTTCCATTACATTACCTCTATCTAATAATTTAAATAATCCAGTTGAATCATACATACTAGCAGGTATAAAATTGATTGTAGATAATCTAGCTGCTCTCGATAAAAGATAACGAAGATTATCAATTTCCTTTTTGGCTGAGCGGTTCTTTAATCTATTAGTTTCAGCTTTTCTAAAAAACTTTTCTTCTTGTTGTTCTAACTTTCTCTTTACACTTCTACTTTGTGATTGATATGAATCAATTATGTTACCAACAGTAGTTAGTATATCAATCCAAATAGGTCTACCATCGGTAGCCTTATTCTTAAGGTAAATTTCTTTTTGTTCGGATATGAACTTTTTTAATTGTGGAAATTCCGAATATTCTACCAATTTGGTAGCTACGAATCTCCCATGTGATGTTTCTTTGATTTCAAATAAATTCTGATTTGTTTTACTCATTTTATTTGTTTTAGCGGGTTAAATAATAGTTAAATATACAAAATAATTTTCAGATTTCCAAATTTTACTTACACAAATACATCATATTCCTGGTGTATGGGTGAAGGGAAACTGGACAAATAAACGAGTTAGTGATAATTAAAAATCACAAAATTGTACAATCGTCAATTTCATAAACCTTTGGATGTTTTTCTTTTAGTTTATTCATAGCATTCTCATAATTCTCAGCATAAATTAATTCATAACAAATTGGGTATTCATCACCAATACCTAAACTAAAAGAAAGTAAATAAATATTAACCTTTTGTGAATTTTGTGATTTTTCACTATCACTAACATCAGATGTATGTAATTTTTCATTACTCTTATCCAAGTTTTGTTCTTCTTTATTCATTTTATTTTTTTTAAAACTATTTAAACTTACTACTTATCCAAATTAAACATGCTGTTAATAAACCTAACCCACCACACAAAAATACTAATACATTACAGATGTACTTAATTGTTTTACTTTCATATTTCAGTGCGTTGTTAGAAATTAATACACCTAACGCACCCATTACTAACCAAATTAAAATTACCATATAGTTTTATTTAAATAAACGAGTTATAAAACATTTTTCTCAAACCAGTCACACATTGAATCTTGTACAACCGAATCGGAAAATCCCCAATGGATTCCGTCCTTTTTTATATGTTCTGGTAATTGATTGTAATAACCTTCAACTTTATCATCATCTTCAAGTCCTATGATGTTCATTTGAAAAAGGACTTCATGTATTCCACTTTTATCCGAATCTTTTAATTCTTTGTATTCCATAAAAAAACGTTTAATTTTACATTCATATAACAAGGTGTATGGGTAATTTTTTTACACTCAATCGTTAGTACCAATACTACATTCCGTACTTCGATTTAAGTCTTTCCAGCTCATCTAATTCTCTACGCTTAATATTTTCTTGATATTGTTTTTCTTTGCTAATACGTTCGTTATATTCTTCATCCGTTTCAATTCGGTTTGTAAAAGCTTGTATGGTAATAGATACATCTCCAAAAATTTCTTCTGTTTCAATTTCAATATATGTTACGCCAAGTTTTTCAAGCGTATCTAAATCTTCTTTTAGGCGTTTAAGTTCAACGCCATAAGTCCACTCGAAATTAAAATCAACTTTAAATCTTCTTACTCGTTTTTCCATTTTACTTATTTTTAATTTTATGTATTTTCTTATATTTTTAAATTATACCATAGGAAATCCGGCGGAGGAAATAGTTGTTGATGGTAGTGGTTTAGAATTTTTAGCCACCAATGCAGCAACCAACGCATCGTGCGCTGCTCCTTTGGGTTGTTTAATGATTACACCATTATAATTGTTGTATTGTGGTGCGGATGAACTCCAACCTTTTGAGTGATTACTAAAAGCCCGTTGGCCATAGTTAGCAGCAACCATTGGTGATACCTTTCCAATATTATCCCACCCACTTTCCCACTTTTTCAGTTCGGTTTTTTCCTTAAAAGTGATACTATCTTCGGTAAACCCAGCAATCATTTTAGTTGGTGCTTTACGGAAAATGTTTTTACGCTCCTCACGATTTATCTCAATAAACAATACTGAGCGGACTTTTACCCTACAAACCTTTAGGTTCATAGTGTAATCCTTACCATTCACTGGGATGGTCACTGCGACAACTTTACCTTCCAAACTTTGTAGTTCCATAATATAGGGGGGGTTTTTTTATCTTACATAGTAAAGATACGAAGAAAAACCCATATTTCCAAGCCTTTTAGATTAAATTTTCATTAAAGTTATCCACATTCCTGTGGAAAAGTGTCTAATTTATTGGACGGTCACCAAAAATTGACACCACTTTGTTCGGGCTGATAGGTGGTTTCGTGTCTCTCTATTTGAGGTATAAACTCTTCAGCATTTTTGGGATAATCCCTTATTTCGTGCTTCAGTTTTGAATACAACTCCCTCTTTTCTTTCTTATTTTGAGCAACGATTTGAACATACCTATGTTTATCAGGCTCTTTCCTCCGCCAAAAAGCAGGATAACCCTCCTTACCAATCTCCTTTTTCAAATGGTCTAAATTATTACTACCCCACTTACTGAATACTGTCCTACTATGTATCCACTTATACGGATTTTCTGTCAGAGATATCCCGTAGTTCGGCATCAGCGCAATTTCTGAGGACACCCCTTGGTAAATCCAATTGGTTGCCTGATAGATTTTGCCTAAATGCTCTTGTCCACTATCTGCATAAGATATCAGTAGTTTGATTTCCTTATCGTTTTCTCTGAACCATTTGAATGTTTGTCCAATAGCATAACTTTCAATGTTTGAACCATACCCATCATGCACAAATAATCGGGTCAACTCTAATGCATTATCTTTAGATAACCCCTCACAAATTGAGGTTGCTGCTTTCGCACCAACGGGAAACCCATAAATTGCGCATCCTATCAACTTTTCTGAATTACCAAATACATCATTTTCATCACCACTATAAAATATCCCAAATGCGTATCGGCACATTGTCCATGCGTGGGTATAGTGATAGGTTACAATCATATCCTTTGCTGTTGATTTAGCAATTGGATGTACCCTAACACGATTTACATCACAGTATTCTTTACCTTCAATTTTCATTTGATATAGGTTCTAATTTGTGTATTTCTTCCGTAATAATTTCACTTACCTTTGGATATGGTTGTAAGGGATGTTTTATACTATTCAGTATTTTCTTCCTATTCTTTTTATCCAATATGTAAAAATATCTATGTTTCTTTGGCTCTCGCCGAATCCAAAATGGTTTTGTTATTACCTTTTGTATCTGCTTTGGGTCATTTGTTCCATACCTAACAAACGATGTTCTACTATGAAACCAATCACCATCCTCATCCCACCTAAAACTCCAACTATCAGTCCATCGTAAATTATTACCCTGATACAACCAATTGGTAGATTGATACACCGTTCCCAAATGCCCTTCTTTCGGGTCTGAATATGATATAAGTGCCCTAATATGAGGTGTGTTTTTCTTTAACCAATCAAATGTTTGAGAAACAAACCAACTCTCAATATTACACCCATACCCATCTTCAATCCATAAGCGGGTCAACTCCAGCACCTCCGTCCGTTCTAAAAGTTCGGATATGGAGGTGCCAGAATTTCTACCCACTGGGTCACCATAACAGGCAACCCCCACCAATTTTTCATTAACCCCACCGAAAAATTGGTGTTCCCCCTCATCTAAATAAAATAAACCAATTGAGTAACTAACTTTTGTCCATAAGTGGCTGTAGTGATTTTTTATAATCATCTCCTTTGCCACCGATTTACTAATCAACCTTACACAAAATTTGGATACATCTGAATAGTTTTTACCCTCTACTTTCATAAGGCCATGTTAGTATATGTTTCCAAGTATAACCCTTAACGATTTTACGAATATTAGCAGGTGAAACACCATTGTTCCTTGCAAGGACTCTGATGTTTCTATGTCCAACACTCCACAACTCACGAATAGATTTTACCTGCCCCTCCGTAAGTTTATGTTTTGGATGAGATTCACCACACAACATATTAAATCTCCTCATTAAAAGGAATTTCAGTTTGTGAGTTCTTTGCTTCCCAAAATTTATAAACGATTTTTCCAATATCAGGCTTTCTATAGTTCGGACCTTTTAAGATTTTACCATCCTCTCTATAAATTGGATTACCATTTTCATCCAACTTTGACATATTGGAACTATGTACTTCATCAAATACATCCTCAATAATATCACCCATCCCATGTTGTAGAATTGTTCCTAATAAGATGTATAATTGGTCGGTGAGAGCGTCTGCAATACCAACCGGGTCATCATTCTGATTTGCCTCTTTGTACTCGTTTAACTCTTCCAAACCAAGCCTATACCTCAAATCGCATATTTCATCCGATTGAACCATTGGGCTTTTGTAATACTTCTGACCATATACCTCGTGAAATTGCTTCACCTGCTCTAATTGCTTTTTCATAACTATACAAATATACAAAATAATTTTTAAAGTGCCAAATATTCTCCTAAAGATTTTACTCCAATAATTCTTTTGAACTCTGAACCATCTTTCATCAATATCACCGTTGGAACGCTTCTAATTCCATACGAACTTGCTAATCCAGATTCCGAATCCACATCAATCTTTTTTACAGGTATAGTTTTAGATACCTGCTCCATAATAGGAGCTAATTGTTTACAAGGTGCGCACCATTTTGCGCTAAAATACCAATATTCTATCATTTTTAATCCTTTTTAATTTATTATCAACCATCACATGAAACGCAATCTGGGTCAGTTGCTCTTGCTGCTATATCACCCCTTAATACTGATTCAGTTCTCATATAGTATAAAGTTTTGATTCCTTCTTTCCAAGCTTCCAAGTGAACTTGATTTATCCACTTTGGAGATGCTTGTGATGGGAACGCAAGATTTAACGATACGGCCTGGTCAATGTATTGTTGCCTAATCCCAGCTTGCTTTATTAATTCTAATTGATTGATTTCTTTGAATGTTTTATACACATCTTTTACCCAATCAACTTCTTTACTTTGGATTACAGTTTCGGGCATCTCCTGAATGTTTGTTAGTTTGTTTCCCAAAAATCCCCACTTTTCTAACTCATCAATCCCTTGAACCGAACCACCATCTTCTAAAATCTTATCCCAAGTTTCTTTGTTATTGATTCCAATTTTACGAAGAACCTTTTCCAACTCAGGATTCTTACGAATGAATGTTCCTTTTGAGGTTTGCTCCGTAAATACATTCGCTGCCCAAGGTTCAATGCCCGGTGAGATATTACCACTTAACTTTGAATTAGACACCGTCGGTGCTATTGCCCTCAAGTGGGTATTCCGCATTTCAGTTCCAACACACCATAGAGGTTCACCATATTCTTTGGCCAAATCTCTACTTGCTCTTTCGCTTTCAATCTTTATTTGTGAGAATATCTTTCTCGTTTCAAATTGAGCGGGCAACCCTTCAAATGAAATACCTCTTTGTTGTAAGTAAGTATGCCACCCAAGAACACCCAATCCCAATGCTCTCCCCTTTTCAGCAGAACGAACCGAGTTTTCAAATCCTCTCATATTCTTTGCTTTCTGAATGAACTCTTCTAATACCCCATCCAAAAACCAGATAGCAGTATAAATCAAATCAGTATCTTTCCACTCATCATATTTTGCAAGATTGAGTGATGATAAACAACATACAAACGAATGTGATTCATCGGTGTGTAAAGCGATTTCAGAACAAATATTGGTCATAAACACCTTCAACCCATTTTTCTTATATGCTTCCGGGTTTTGTTTGTTTACATTTCCCTTATACATAATATAAGGTTCTCCTGTTGCTTTTCTCTTCTGCAATAACTTACCCCACTTTCTTCTTGCTTCTTCATCCCCATCCTCCAACTTACGCATAAACTTATCACCAACAACTGCGCATTGATGTAGATTAAGCGACTGGCGATTCACATCCCCCTTTGGTTCTCTGATTTCTAACCACTCTTCAAAATCTTTATGTTCAATGTTTAGATTAACTGATGCTGCTCCCCTACGAACTGCTCCCTGATTTGTTGCAAGGATTGTAGAATCAAATATTTTACAAAATGGAACAATACCATCGGATGTTCCATTTCCAGTGATTTTGCTCCCCGCAGGTCTTATCATATTGATACCAATACCAACACCACCACCATGCTTCGCAAGTAACATCATTTCTAAATTCTTCTGCCCAATTTCTTGAATAGAATCACCCACATCAATACCAAAACAGGAAATAGGTAATCCCCTATCTGTCCCCGTGTTTGATAAGACAGGTGTAGCAAGGTTTAACCAACCACGCCATATATAATCAAAAAACTTTGATGCAAGTTGTGGTTTATCCAATCTCCTTGCTACCGCAGTACATACCCGCCAATAAGCATCTTTGGGTTTCTCTCCTGCTAAAACATAACCTTTTGATATTGTTTTTAGGTAAACTTCAGTATGTCCCCAAGCGGGGTAATCAACTTCTTTTTCCCATCCTAATTCTTCTGCTATTTTATCTGCTGTATTCATCGTATCCTTAAATTAAAATATATCACCCCAATCTTCACCTTCACCTGCTTTACTATAATCGGTTGGCCTCATAGCAAAGAAATCAGTATGAGTCAATCCTCCCGTAAGGTGGTAAAACCACTCTAAATTACCTGCACTAACTTTATCATACTCAAATATGGGGTCATAACCTAATTCAACCAATTTTTCGTTAGCTCTTTGTTTTATAAACTCTTTTAAATCTACCGCTGATAGGTTTTCTAAATCACCCATCTCAAACATCTTATCAATAAACTTTAGTTCCATCTCCACCATCAACTTTGCAGCAAACTCTATATCTTTTCTTACCTCACCCAATAGTTCAGGAAATTCTTCACACATATGCCTGAATAACCCACATCCCATTTTAGAGTGTAAAGATTCATCCCTAACTGACCATTTCATCTGCTGACCTACTCCTTTCAGTAAGTTTCTCATCTGAAATGAATAAAGGACTGCAAACGATGAATACAACGATACTCCCTCTGCAAACGCTGAAAAGATTGCCAAACTACGGCCTACCTCTGCTCTTGCTTTTGGGTTTGTTTGTAACTCTTCAGGTGTCCAATTTGCTGATACTTGTGTTAGGAATTCAAATTTTTCTTTGATTTCCGGCTCATGCATAAATGCAGCAAAATCTTCTAATCCCAATGTTTCATTAAGATAAGAATACGCAGTTGCGTGGATTGTTTCTTGCGAACCAAACGCCATAGCCATCTGCCGTATCTCATGTTTTGGAAACCACTTTGTAACCATCCCTGTCCAATAATCAGAAACAGCGCATTCGGTTTGAGCGAACCCTAATAAGATATTACCTACTAAATTCTTTTCATGCTTCTTTAAATTTTCTTTCCAATCCTTCACATCCCCTTGCATCGGAATTTCGGTATGTAACCAAAAAGCCTGCATTTGGGGTAGCCATCCATCAGTATAATATTCTGGATATTCAAATGGTTTAAACGGTATTCTCTCTTCAAATAATCCCATAATAATCTCCTAAAAATTTTGTGTGTAAATATAAATACATTTTAAAACCCAATATCACCTTTCATATCTTTGTATTTTTGTAATAAATTTTTTCTTACCAAAGTTCCCCCATCTTTCATCTCTTTTTGGGTGTTTTGACCATCAATAGAATTATCATTGTATATCAAAATTTGCCCATTTGAAAAATTAGCTTTAGAAGGAAATGTCATTCCATCGGGTCCAAATCGGTTTTTAATAACATGCCATCTCCCCGTCCCCGCTAACTTATCATCAATCTTCCTACTTAATGAAACTACGAAATCAGCGGTCATCAATTTGGAAAAAGAACCTGCAATTGATGTTCCCGTAATTACATCCTGCTCAGCACCACTACGATTAATTTGTGAGGCTGTGTATAATGGAACACCATACTCCCCTGCCATACCCCTTAAATCCACTATCAACTCTTCCAAAACCTCGTACCTTTTTTCTTTAGCAGAACCTTTTAACAAATCAGCGTAATCCACCACAATTACATCAGGCTTCTTACCCTGCAGTATCATCCTATCTATATGCGCTTTTAAAGCATTCAAACCAGCAGTACCTGAATTAAACCCTTTAATAACCAAATCACCCTTTAGCGAGCCTACCACCCTTTCAACCTCTTCCATATTGTACTTTAGGTTAGGTATAGGTATCCCAGTGAAAAAGGAATCAAATCGTTGCCCCACCCATGCCTCCCATAATTCCAATGTATAATACACTACGGTCTTACCACCCTTAACAGCGTTTGCCGCAACATTAACCAATGACCAGGATTTACCAATACCAGGCGGTGCTGCGAATATTATTAACTCACCCATTCCAAATCCACCCTGTGTAATTTCATCTATAACATCCCACCCAGTTGGTATTGGATTTCTTGCTAAATCTTCATACCTTTGAGTTATCATTATCTTATACTCATGCCCAACATTCGTTGGTTGACCTGCTTTCATAGCAGTATCAATGGTTGATTTTATCTTATCATACTTACCCTGCTCTAAAAGTGGTATTGAATCTAAGATAGCTTGTTTAAGTGATTGATTTGTGCAAAAGTTTAAAGTTTCTTCTTTTACATAATCTAAATCATCTGATTCTAAATCCCGCCAAACCTGCTTTAAGGTATCTATTACTGATGTTTTTAGAATATCCCTCTCAATAGGGTTTATCTTCGTTTTAAGAACATCTAATGTTGGTTTGGATTCGTAGGTATCTATGTACTCTAAAATCGTTTTACACAACCACTCAGAGGCTTCTGAGTCAAAATACTGCGGTTTTAGTATATCGTATATCTGCCTACTAAAAACCATATCCGATAATAAAGCGGATAAGATTTTAGTTTGAAACCCCGTTCCAAATTTACTTCCAAATTTTTCCATATGATACTAATATACAACCTTATTTGGTTTTTTCAAAATTATTTTTTAAAAGATTATCCAATCTCATAAAACTATTCCTTAACCACGAATCTACATTCGCAAAAGCAGTATATAACTTATCATACATAAACATTTTTTTAAACTCCAATAAATTTAACTTTGGATGATGATTATCTAAAATATCTCTCGTATTTGAAATAATTGATGTTGATATTTCAGGTAATTTTAATTGCATCAAATCGTAGTTTAATTCTATGGTTTCTACTGATTCCAATAATTTTTTTGATAGTTTATCATCGCACCGTTCTTTAATTCCAGTGATAAACTCATTATAATCTAACTCCCCATCGTTTAAGAAATCCATTTTACCTAAAATAGTTTTCTTACCAATCCCATTCACACCTTTAATGTTATCCGATGAATCGCCCATAATAACCCTATACCAAATAAGGTTTTGAGGCATTACACCCCACTCCTCTTTGACAATTGATTCATCGTACATTATTTTTTTGATAGGTGAATAAACCTTAATTCTTTCATTCACCAATTGTAAAAAATCTTTATCAGATGATAGTAATATCACCTCATTTTTAAAATAGTGGTTAGCCATCCAAGCCATCAAATCATCTGCTTCTACATAATCTACCTGTAAAAGAGTTACGGGTAGGTTTTGAAGATACTCATACAAACGAATGAATTGCTTACGCATAGATTCCTGCTGGTCCTCTATATCTTCATATCCCTGCAATCTATTCAGTCGTGTAAGGCCTGTTCTACCACCTTTATAATCGGAGTACATTTTTTTCCTCCGATGCGAACCACCCTTACCATCAAATACAATGATAACACGAGTAGGGTTCAAATTTCTAATAGTGGCTGCGGCGGATAACAGGAAGCCTGTTATACCACCACAGTGTTCACCATCATCGTTGAGAGCAGGGACTGCTCCGAAAACTCGGATGTACATATTCAACCCATCAATGATAAGGACTTTATCATTTAAGTTTTGATTTAAAACCTGTTGGTTTTCTTGTCCCAACTTACTCAACAAATCTTTGTAATTCTTAGTCATCAAAATCGGATAGTTCTATATTATCAACATTTGCTTCATCGGATGCTTCTTTGTACGAAAGAATGTAAGAATTACAAATTTCGTTGTAGATTTTTTCCCTCACATCAGGACGAGTCTGAAGAATATCAGGAAAATTCTTTGCTTGAAACTTTATTTCTTCACCAGTTTCGTTATCCACCCAAGTATACCACGCACCACTTTGATTGGCTAACTTATAGTTTTTCATCATTTCTAACCAAGAACCTAAGTTATCAATACCACTATCAAAGTAAATATCGTAATCAATTGAGCGTAATGGTGGGCCCATTCGGTTTTTAATAACCTGTGCTCGGGTTTTAATACCAATCACCTGTTCCACGCCACCAACTTTTGCTTTTAACTGACCCATTTGTTTCAAACGGATTCTACAACTTGAATGGAATGCGATTGCTTTACCACCAGATGTAGTCCACGGGTCGCCAAAGCTTACCCCCATCCTGGTCCTTAATTGATTTGTAAAGATAAGAGTGATTCTTTCTCTACCAATTAAGTTGGTGATTTTACGCATTGCTTTTGAAATGATAATTGCTTTTTGAGTTGCGTATCCCGCCTGGTCATAATCAGCTGAAATCTCAACCTTTGTTGATGCACCTGCTACGGAATCCACTACAATTGTAACCAATTTCTTTTTATCGGATTTTCTTACCGAATCAATAATTGAATCAACTGCTTCAAAAATATCTTCCACCGTTTCCAATGGAACATACAACATCTTTTTCAAATCAACACCAATCGCTGCCAAAAACTCCTGATTAAGTGCGTTTTCAGTATCAATGTACACACCCAATCCACCCCTCTTTTGCGTATCCGCAATTGAGTGGGCCGCTACTAACGATTTACCACTACCTTCCAGCCCTGTAATTTCGCAAATTCTTCCAACAGGCAAACCACCATTGGTTCGGTTTGAAATAGCCAAATCTAACATTTCAGAGCCAGTAGACACCCACTCGTCTAAGTCGGTGGGTGTCTGCTCTGAACCATCTAAATAATAAGCTACTTTGTGTTGGGATTTGAATTTCTTATTAAGATTATCAGCGAGTATGGTAGACAGCTCATCACGAACTATATCTACTTTAGGTTTACTCATACTGATTAATCGTTAAAAAGGTCGTCAAATGCTTCTTTTACTGAACTAGCTTTCGTTGTTGTTGGTGTGGATTCTACAACTGCAGGTTGTTCTGCTTTTGCTTCTTCTTTTACCTCACCAGTTTCCAACCAAACCTCCAACATAGCCTTCAACTCGTCATAGGTATGTCTTTTGAAAATGGTTGTTAAATCAGCCTGACTTTTTACCAACTGAACGATATTCTTATCTTCAGTCATAGGTGTGGTATTTGGTTTTACCCTAATAAATGTTTCAGGATAAGATTTACCAACCTCTGCAGCTGATTTGAATTCTACAGTGATATCCCTACCACTCATCGGGTCGGTCAAATCACCATAATCTGGGTCTGCGAAGAACGCAAGGATTTCTTGGTAAACCTGCTTACCAAAGCCCCAAAATTTTACACCCTCTGATTCCTCACCTCTTACCAAAATAGGAACATAAGTTCTCATCTTTGGTGTCAATTTTTTAGAGAGATTGTAATCTTCCCTATCCTTTGTTGCTTTCAATTGCTCTGAAAATTCAACGATAGGGTCTTTCTCACCAAAAGAAATGGGTGATAGAATCGTCTTACCACCAAAATCAAAGTGGAAATACAACTCAATAAAAGGGTTTTCTTTGTTGTGCACATAAGGCACTAATCGGATTTGCTGCTTACCTGGATTCGGTTTCCATAAGGTATCAGTCTTTTGTACTTTTGTTTGAAGTGAATTCAAACGGTTTCGGATTGCATTTAAGTCAATTGCCATAATTACTCCATTTTTTAATAGGTTAAACAAAAATTATAGTCACTAATATACAACATTTAGTTGACAATTCCAAATGTTTTTTCAAAAAAATTATTTTTTATTTTTTTTAATCTAAATTCTCTACTCTATAAATAGTAGTTCGCATGAATTTAAAACTATCATCAGAGGTTAATAATACCCCATTTTTATAATCATCCCAATTCAACATATAGTTTTTATCTAAGATACCACCATTTAACGATTGAATAAGCCTGTTAAGGGCGTTTATCGTATATAAGGTGTTTGTTTCTCTTTTTCTATGAACCATAATTGTATTTGGTAAAAATTTTGATGATGGTGATGGTATGATATTGTAGCTGATAACCAACTCTTCTGAATTCTCTAAAGTCAATACGAATATCTTCTTACTGAAAAGAGTAAATCCAGTTTTTATAGTACCTAAATCAGAATCGCATTTAGGTTCGGTTGTAAATGTTATCAGTAATTGTGTTTTCACTCATAGCTCCGTAAGTTATTTTACCAATGCAAATGGACCAGAAGATTTTATCATAACATCAGAAACTTCAAATCCTAAAAAATTCATAATCGCATCAAACATTTTTCCACCAAGACTTTTAATGTATGATATTGCTTCTTTTACTCTATCCATTATAGTTTGCAATATATCTTCAACCTGTTTTTTTATTTTAGTAGTAACATTTTTAAACCCTTTTACCAAATTATTAAATAATGCAAATTCATCGATTCTTTGTTTACTAGCTTCTATTAAAATAGTTTTCCCAAGTTTAGATTTTGAAAACTCTTCATTTATAATATCTCTAAATGTTATATTTTCAATTAATTTTGATTTTGAAAGTTGTTTTGACCTTAATACCAATGATGCTTGTGGATTAGCACCAGATGTTTTGAATGCTACATAAAATGAATTTTTAGATGCTAATGGTTTTGCATCATTTATACTATCCATTTTTAAATGAGCGGTAACTTTGCCCGATGGGTCAAATTCTATTAACTGATTCGCAACAGCATTTTTATCTGAAAATTTATTAGTTCCTGTCGCTGCTTCAAAACAAAAGCATGTTTTAAAGTAAATATCTTTAAAAATTGACTGCATATCATTTGTTAGTTCTTTTGCATTCAATTGTAATTTTTCCATTTCAGCTATTGCTTTTTCTTGTGATGGGGTTAAAGTTTCACCACTATCGCGCAATTTTTCTAATGCGGTAATTGTACCTTTTTCCGTCATTTTTCCCATTTTTTGCTCTAATGTATCCAAAAATGATTTTAATAATGTGGGTTGATTTTCTCCGACCATTTTAATTGCGGCATTAAATGTTGCAATAGACTCTTTGGGACCGGCACTCATCAACTGAGAACCACCTGTTTTTTTTAAGGAAATTTTTTCATTACTATTACCTAATATATCGGTTTTTGGTGTTTTATCAGTTCCACCCCAATCAGAATTAATTGCTGCGGTAGCAGAACCCAACTGAGATAATTTATTAGATTTTATAATACCCCTAAACACATCCGCTATTTTTTTAGCATCTTCACCATAAGTAGACCAATATACTTGAGCTCGTGCCCACTCTTTAGAACTTTCATCAATACCGTTATACGCACATATTATTAACGCTTCCCAATCTTCTCCCTTTGGCGAAGGACCACCACCCGTTAAGTGATTAAAAAGTTCAGGACTACCACCACCCACATTTGAAGTAGCAATTCTTACTTTAGTACCATTTGGTAATTGAAGAGTTTTTACAAAATCACCAGAACCATATGTTTTAACAGACGGGTCATCATCTAATATAGTCAAAACATCCCCATTTTTTAAGTTAGGCGCCCATTTGGGGCCTTTACTCCCTTTTAAAAATATTTGATGACCTGCTTTGTATTCCGGCTTCATAAAACTTGCTTCAGATATAATATCTTCTTCTAAGTCCATTGTACCCGATTGTTCCATCTCCCGCTTCTTTTTCAGATATGCTTCTTTTTCAACATCGGTCATCATACCAATCTTAATCGCATCTAAATCCTTTTCTAACGGATTTTCCTCCTTAGGCTTTTCTTCCGTTGGAGGTGTTGGGGATTGCTCTAACAAACTTTTACGAAATTCATAAGCAATATCACTACCATACAATTCCTCTATTACATGAGTAATCGCATTTATAGATTTTACACTATGTGGGTTTGTGAGTTCACCCCTTATTTCATTCCAAGTAAGTTGGGTTATTTCATTCAGTATATTATCTTTAAAACTATCATTCTTCATAAGTATAAATATCTTTATTATATGGTAAACATATTCTTATAATCATCTCCAACCTCTACCTTTACAGGATATCCACCCCACTCCATAATCTCTTTTACCTTTTGTGGATATGTATCTATTTCATCTTCGGATACATCAAATAGGATTGAGTCATAAGTGTAAAGAACAGGTACTGATTTATAACCCTCTAATTGTTTACTTAGTTTATTTATAATAAGTATGTTTCTTTCCGTTTCTAATGCTTGTAAAATATAGTTAAATAGTTTATTTTTGTTCATTTCCGGCAGTTTTCTAATAAGCCGTTTAAATATTGGTGTTTCAACCCCAGCATTAAACAAATACTCATTCCATAACTTATCAATTATAATAGAAACCGATTCGTAGAATGGTATGTGTTTATACTCATCCTGCACCCCACCATAGAGTTGTCTAAAGGTTATGGGTTTTGCTTGCTCCATAGGTACTCCATACTGTTGACCTAACCAATTGTGAGCGGACATGTCTATTGGTATAGGGCTTCCTATTAAACCTCCAATTAATCGGATGTGATACCCATCATAATCAAAACTGAATAACTTACCCCCAACAAATCGGGATATAAACCTGCTTCGGGTATCATCCCCCTTTTTCAATGCAGCGTAATTAATACCATTGAAAGCATTGGAAGGGCGGGAGGTGGATGTTAAAAAATTATAGTGTGTCATTTCCAACCCATCTTTGGATTGAAATCCATTCTTTTCTATATTATAAAGTGAGTGTGGGTATAGTGTAGAAAATTTTGTAGGTTCTACATTGGTTGATTTAAATAACTTTTTCCATTCACCAAAGAACTCATAGTGTTTTAGTATAGGTATTAAATCTCCTACCTTTGGAATCCCCCTTCGTCTGAAAACATTGTGGATTGGTAATTCATCTACACTATATTCTAATCCCAAATGAAATAAGTATGCTTGTAAATCATAAAGATTATCAGTTTTGTAGTGATATAAAAACGATTTCAAATCTACCACAAATACCTTCTTAAATCTACTCAAGTCTAATTCCCCACCAAATGGTTCTACATCCAAGTTTTTGTAGTTGATACAGCAATCAATCTCCCCATCGGAAATGAATAGGCAAGATAATTCCGTTTGAGCAGAGTGTTTGCTCAAAGAACTATATATTGGATACACCAAAACCCTGTCCGCAGACAGGGTGGTTGAGATTTCATTAAAAATCATTCAACAAATATACAAAAGAAATTTGATATTACAAATAGAGAACTTCAATATTGTAGCCCGAAACACGATAAACTGAACTAA